ATTTTAAGAAAGTTAATAAGGAAGAAGGTAGACCATTTTCTAATTTAAACAAATGGACACCTGCTGATATGTACATGTGTGAGTGTGATTTTGATAGAAAGGAGATTACATCTACTGCAAATTTTGCTGATATTAATGCCAAGATGCAGCAGTTGATTGATGATAAGAAATTAATTGGTGTATCGTTAAAAGGTATTGGTTCTGGTGGTGCAACTATATCTAAGAAGAATTTCATAGGAGGAGCAGCAAAACAACAGAGAAGATTTACTGGTATGAGAGCTAAGAGTTTGTTTGGTTCTATGGATGTATATTTCACAGCATCACCAGGTGATATAGAAGTACAGTTCCGTGCTACTGATACTGCTGGTAAGACATGGCAAGGTGAGGTCATGGGTGAATCAGCAAAGCATGGTAAGATAGGTGGTGGTGTATTAGATAATGTATTGAAATCTGCATTGGGTGAATCTAATGGATTGTTTGTTAAGACAGGATTTAATAAAACATCAGCAATTGCAGCAGCTGCTGACACATTAGATAATAAGATTTTTAAATTAGCTAATGCTAATAAAGATATCTTTGAGGATAGTGAAGTTATAACTTTGGATACTATTTCAAAGAAAGATAAGAAATGGAAGTTTGCTAAGTACCTTGGTCTTGTCTTTGCTGATATTATGAGAACTGCTAATATAGCTGATGCAAATAAGGTTGCTACAAAACTATATTTGTATGCTACATCAGAATCTGATAAGTCTGCACCGTACATTAAAGTATCCTAATGGCTAACGTAAAACAGTTAAAACATTTAGAACATCTTGAAGATGAGATGCTCAACTATGGAGTTGAGGGATGTAAGGCTGCGGTTAGTTTTCTTAAAGAATTAAGAAAGATGCTTGGGTGTGATAACAGTACAGGTTATATGCAAACTAAGTGGGATGGAGCACCTTCTATTATATGTGGTAAGGATCCTGCTAATGGACATTTCTTTGTGGGAACTAAGTCTGTCTTTGCAAAGACTGATCCTAAGATATGTTATGGACCAGATCAAATTGATGAGTGGTATGGTGAGAGAGGTAATTTGGCAGATGGTTTGAAACTTGCTTTAGAACATTTTTCACAGTTAGGTATTGATGGTGTTATACAAGGTGACTTCTTATTCACTGCTGCTACTAGAAAGACTGAGACTGTACATGGTGAGAAGTTATATACATTTACACCCAATACGATTACCTATGGTATACCAGTAGATCATCCAATAGGAAAAGCAGTTGGTGCAGCAAAGGTAGGAGTAGTTTTCCATACTCATTATAAAGGAGAAACTAGTGGTTGGGATATATCAACCATGACTGCTAGAGCAGGTGCTAAAGTTAATTCTAGTAGAGATGTTGTTTGTATACAAAATGATACTCCTATGCATAAGGTAGGATTGAATCATTCTGAAGAAAGAAAATTTGATGGTATGGTTTCTTCTATAGAAAGAGATTGTAAGAAGTGTGGTGATTTCTTAGATGAGTTAACATCTCTTTCTGGAACTGCAGGAGATGCTAAGTGGCATGTATCTTCTTATATAAAACAATTCTTTAATGCTCAGATTAAAAAGAATACTAACATATCAAATCCAACACAAGCACTTGAGGACTTGACTAACTTCTATCATAGTAAAGTCAAACCAATGGCTGATAAGTTAAAGCAACCTACAACACAAGCTGCTAAGAAGAAATTGATATATGATAGTGAGAACTATCTTATGAACAATGCTGAGAAGTTCAAGGCAATGCTTAAACTTTATAAAGAACTTCAAGAAATCAAGCAGTTTGTTATTGATAAGTTAGATCATTTAGAAACTTTTAGAACTTTTGTTCAAACAGACAAAGGATATAAACTTACTAATCCTGAAGGTTATGTTCTACATAAGGATGGAGACATGATTAAGTTTGTGAACCGTCTTGAGTTCTCCTACAATAACTTCACGTTAGCAAAGTCATGGCGTTAGAAACCAAAAGATGCTATTTTACTTTTGGTAGGTATCAACCACCTACTACAGGACATAAGGCCAACTTTGATGGTGTAAAGGCAGCGGCTGGTTCAGATGACTATAGGATATATCTTTCACAATCACATGATGCTAAAGGAACTAATCCTTTATCACCTGATAGGAAATTATTTTATATGAATAAAATGTTTCCATTTCATAAAGGTAAATTTCATAGTGGACCTAGAGATCCAGTTAAAATATTACAGCATTTAATGATGGATGGATATGATGAGGTTGTAATGCTTGTAGGAGCTGATAGAGTTAATGCTATGAAGTTTCTCCATAAATATAATGGTAAAGACTTCACTTTTAGGAAGATTGATATTCAGTCTTCTGGTAGTAGAGATGCAGATGGTGATACCTTTGCTATTTCTGGAACTAAAATGAGAAGAGCAGCATTTGCTAGTGACTTCAATTCTTTCAGATCTGGTATACCTAGAGCATTGTCTGATAATGATTGCCGTGTTCTCATGAATGAGATAGTGGCAAATTTGCCTAAGAATTTTAAATGATTGATTTTAAAAAACTACGAGAAGAAGCACTCCGTCAGGAGCAAAGACAACAGCACGTCTTCAAAGAAGGTGATGTTGTTATGTCCTCACGTACAGGAGTAAAGGGTAGCATCCATCGTGTTGGTGGTAATTATGCTATTGTTATTTCTGAAGAAGGAAAGATGTTCCGAGAATGGATGAAGAATATAAGAGCTATAAATAACCTTAAGAGAACCTCTTGGTATAAAGATGAAGAAGCAAAAAACAGTTAATACCGTCAAGCATAATGATGAGTTTTCCTCAGGTTTGATGGAACAGTATGGTCAATGGATGGGTGGCGATTGCTTCCAGAACACAGATCCAGTTGATCTTAACTTACATGAAGAACCTTTTGCTGGAATGGATCCACAATCACATGGTGCAGAGGTAGAAGAAATTACTAAGAAGAAAAAGAGTGCTAAGAAAGAATCACCTAAAGCACAACTAGATACCCCAGGTGCTGCTAATGAAGAGACAGAGGTTCTAGAAAGAGAAGAGGTTGAAGTTGAGGGAGAAGTTTATGTTCTTGAAAGAACAAAGGATGGATGGAAAGGTAAGAAGAAAGATCTTAAAGAAGAGGAAGTAGAAGTAGAAGTAGAAGTATCAAGAAGTATGAATCATGAAGGATACAAGAGTAAAAAGATTGCTAAGATTATGGGATATAAAAAATGAAGACATTCCAAGAATTTAACGAAGCTTGTAAAGATAAAAAGTATAAGAAAAAGAAAAAAGGAAATGTAGAAATCATGCCTACCATCAGAGATGGAGAGAAAGGTATGGTGAGTAAACCAGATAATTCTTAAAGGATGAAACCTTTACACAGACTACCATTAGATGAATGGTTTGATGATGTACCCCACCCTTATGATGTATGGCCTATGGCAACCGATAAAGATTTTGAAAACCCACGTCCAGAAGAAGAAGTAGCAGAAGAGTTAAGTATGCATGAGAAAGCATACCGTCTAGCATTAGAAAAACATTCACCATGGAAAGGTGGTGGTTCAGAGGGGTTTCTTAAAAATTATAAATAATTGAACATATATTTGATTATCATGTTTTCATTTCTACTACCTATAGCATCAAAGATCATCTCTGATGCAGTAAAAAAGATCCCTGAGAATGAGGAGCTTGGAGAAAAACTCATTGAAATTTGTTTAGTTATTCTTGACAAAGCAGTTAAGTTAACTAAGACCGACATGGACGATAAACTTTTGGAGACTGTCAAAAAGGCAATCGCTGCAAAAGAATAGCGTTTATAAATAAAACTTAGAACTATAGACCGACTCACAGAGGAATAAAGATGTCACTTATTGGAACTACGGATGCTGCTGCATTCTCCAATACTGTTGCTGTCACACAAAATGACGCTACAGTAACAAAAAATGCTGCCGACACCGTAGTCGGTGGTGATGTACTTGAAATTGATGGTGTTAACTACATTGTTAAGACCGTAACAAGTACAACAAGCATAGAATTACATAAAGTATATGCAGGTGCTACTAATAATACTCTTGCTGCTGCTAAAGTAATCAAGCGTACACCTCCAAAACAGGTTGCAGAATTTGTAATCTTAGGTGGAGATAGCAATAGCTATAACTTAGTTTTTGCTGACGCAACTGAAGGTTCTCTTGCTGAGAACAAGTCTCGTGGTATTAATTCACCTGGATGGTGGGTATATAGAACTTATACTGATGCTGGTGGTAACACTCGTCATAAGGCAGAGTGTGTAGCAGCTCTATCTGTTGCTGCTGGAACATCTGGTGACCTTGCTGACGATACAATTGCTGCTGATGTAGCATCTGCTGTAACTATTACTGCACAACCTGCTAACTCACAATCATCTTCTGGTGGTGGTACATTTACCCTTAGCACATCCACAACAGGAACACCTGGAACACTTGCATATGTTTGGCAACGTCAGACTGCAACTGGTAAGCGTTGGGTTAACCTTGCTGCTAACACAGATACTGGAATCACATATTCCAACTTCACAACAGCAACTCTTACATACGCATCACTTGGTGGTGCTACCTTAGATGGTTACAAGTACAGAGTTAAGGTTACTTCTGCTAATGGTACCGAAGAGGTTATCACTAACGGAGCTGCGACTCTAACATTTGACAGTTGATGAATGAATATAAGTGAACTGAACCATGAAAATTGGTTATTCTTTGCAATTAAACATTATAACAACCCGTTGTCCGTCACCTATCAAGATTTTGAAGAAGACTTAAAGAGATTTAAGTACATCAAAAGATTACTTAGGAGGTATGAGACAACGGGAGAGTTGAAAACTCACCTGATTCTAAATCATATTATAATACTATATAATGTTTTTGATGATGCAGCAACACCATTGCTGTTTTACAGAATTGAAGCAACGTATTGGTCTTTACTTAAAGCTTTTATGTTGTTTCTAAATAGATTACCCACTAAACTTAACGAGGATGTTGACGAAGAATGTCTGAAGCAACTGAAACTAATCTAAAAAATGAAGAGATAAACTCTGCTGGTGATGGATCTGGTCTTCAGTTACCTCCGTCATTTGTTTTGGTTAATCCAAGACAACATCGTAAGTATAAGAAAAATAATGAGACAGTGGATGGACGCACTAAGGGTGCACGAGATCTCTTCTCCCGTATTAACCGAAGAAAAATGAAAGAACATACCGAAACACCTATTGAAGAAGCAGTATCTTCTGATACCGAAAGAGCTCAAAAGCAAATCGGTCAGATGAAGAAATTGAATCGTCAGAAGGAGCTTCAGAAGAAGCGTGGCGAGGCAAAGGAGAAGATGGTTCGCAAGACCAAAGAGATGGATACTCTAATGAAAGCTCGTTTGTCTGACTTTAAAAAGAAAGCAAGCGATCAAACCAAAAAACTAAAACGTAATAATGAGGAAACTAACGTGGATAAGGATGTAATTCTTGAAAAACAAGATGTAGTACAGGTTGCATTAGACGTTGCTACATCAGAACTAAACCCACAGGGTGAAGGTACATTCGCAAAGATCCAATTCGGTGATGGATCTGTACAGAATTTAGATAACTTCTCTGCTAAGAGAATTGCTGCTTGTTATGCACAATTAGATGATACGCATAAGCAACAGTTTCAGTATATGCTGAACAAGGATGCTGGCACGTATCAGTCAGCACTGGATTTCGCTGTCAGAAATGTCTGATATTAATGGTGCAATACTAGAAAGATTAGAAAAAGTAGTTGACTCTCTTCAGGAAAACTCCGTGAAGATGGGTCAACTTCTTGCTGTACACAATGAAAAA